ATATCCTTCGTTTGTGATGATTGACAGTGAAGTGATCAAATATTCAGGTAAATCAGGCAATGACTTGACTGGTTGCACACGTGGTGCAACATTCACACAGTGGGCTGAAGGTCAAAGTCGCAGTTATACCAGTAGTGCAGCCACCAGTCATGCAGACAATGCAGGTGTGATATTGATTTCAAACACTTGCGTACCATTAGTAAGCCACTGGGGTAGTGCGGTCATCATGGACGGCAACTTCAACGGTGACGAAGGCTTCTCATTCACATACAATCGCAGCAACTACGGTTTGCCAGCCACAACTGGTGCCAGCCAAACAGCGTTCTTGATGCGCTTGGCTCCCAGTGTGAGCAACAGTGTGATTGGTGACCTGGGACAACGCGATCTTATTAACCGTGCGCAGTTGACCTTGGAAACACTCACAGTGAATGTGAGTGCTGGGCGATATCTTGTGACTGGTATTTTGAATCCCAACAACATTGACTCGGCCAATACCACATGGGCCGGATTGAACAATGCTGGTGGTGGTTTTCAACCTAGTTTCACGCAGTTTGCTGTTGCTCCACGTTACTCAAACGAATCCACAGGTGGTGTGCAAGCCGCACCGTTGAACACTGTGGGCGGTTTCCAACGTTCGGGAACCATGACTTTGTCAGGTGCTGTTAGAACTTTTTCTGGGTTGTCATTGACCAACGTATCAAGTTCAGGATCAACAGCCAACGTTACTGTGCAGTTGAGTGCAGGACGAACCACTTATGCAACCAATACCACAAGTATCTCAGTGCAAAATCCTGGCACAGGATATGCTGTGGGCGACACTGTGAAGATTCTTGGCACATCTTTAGGCGGATCAACTCCTGCTAACGACCTGAACTTGACAGTGGCTGCGGTATCAGCAGACGTTACAGGTGGCGAACGACTGTTTGCCATTCCAATTCAAGCCACAGGGGTGAACAACTTGGATCTAACACAGATCAAACAAATTGGGCAGAGTTCAATTCCAGGTACAGGTACATACCCCAATGGTCCAGAAGTGCTGGCAGTGGTGATCACAGCACTGAGTACGCAATCAAACCCAGTGGGCGAGATTCAGTTGAGTTTCCAGGAAAGTCAGGCTTAATGGCTCAAAGCAAGATAACGCTCTACAGTGTCTATCTTGCTTTGTACTGCTTCGATGTTCACAGTTGACCACAGGCCAGGATGCATGGGTCTAGGCCATTGACCGCGATCAATCCAGGCATAGCCCATGTGTTCTTGGTTCAGCACAGGCACAAACTCACCAGCAACAACACATACCCAGGTGTTGTACTCAAATTGACCGTCTGATGAGGTGAATTTTTCTAGTGGAACCAAGCGTTGATATTCGGGCATTGTGCCCAGTTCTTCAATGCACTCACGTTCCATGGCACCCAACAACGTTTCACCTGGTTCTACCTTGCCACCAGGCAGTCCCCATGAGCCTGGGTGTCTAGTATCATTGCGTAGCAAATACAAGTAGCGTCCTGTAGCACTGCTACGAAACCAAACTCCCACCGCCTTCACAGCACAATCCTCCAGTTGCCTCCTGTGTATACACCTTGATAACTCTTGACCCAGGAATCGCCCATCCAACGATATTGAATGCCTGTGGTAAGATTGGTGACATACTGTGTGTTGTTGGCTTCTGTAGCGGCACGGAATACCACACGCCAGTAGTTGTTGCTGTATTGTATAATGTCATTGGCCTGCGCCACTAGTCCGCGGCCATTGGCGCCAACCCAGGACGTGGCAGGGTCAGGATTGTCCAGAGATCCTGTGTCTTCAGTGAGCAAATAACGTTGTCCGTCGATGGCAGAATCCAATCCATCTTGTGGCCCTGATGTCAGCGGGTTGATCACAGCGTCAATGGGATCTAAAGTGTTTTGTGGAGTGGTATCAATGTCCACATCAAACAACAAGAACCTGTCATCGTTGGGATCCAGTGCAATGGTTCCTACTACTTCAGTTTCGTCGGGCTGTATCAATCGTATTTGACTGATACCAGGCCGCAAAGATCCGTAAAGGTCAATCACTGCTGGCCACAACAGGTTGCTGTCAGGCACAATTTCTGTAGGTGCAATGCTGTCATTGCTGGGTTCTTGCGACAAGTACTGTTGTTGCAAACATTGTAGTTTGTTGCCAATCAACACAGCAGCATAATTGAATGGAGTGATTACTTGTCTAGTGCCCATCAACAGGTCATCGTTGTCAACAGCATTGTTCAAGTCACCCTGAGAATCATACATACTGGCAATCACACGTTCAACCACGCCCAGTTTTAGCACTTTGGCAGGCGGTGATATCCAGATAGGCATGCTGAATGTCAGCGTGGCAACGTCAATGGGATTGTCTGTGCCAATAGGGATGGTACGACTGGTCCAAGTGGTACGATCCAGGTACATCACACTCAAACTGGTCCAGTCAATGTAGTTGTCTGTGCTTTGTATTTCTAAACTTGGATTGAACAGTGTGAGCACCTGCTCCAGCAACTGCAACTTCTGATTGGTATTACTTGTCCAAATGTCCAAGTTGATGGTGAGTTTGAATGGCACAGGCATGAGTCGTTCCACTGTGAATGCATTGCCCTGTGTGGTTTCATAAGTTTCTGTTGAAGGATCGTAAGTTCGTTGACGCACATTAATTTTACTCACATAGTAAGGATCTTGCATGCGGCTTTGTTCATAGTCCAGGCCAGTGATGTAAAAAGTCATCAGCGGGGTTGACGGCAAACTGTTGCGACTGTTTTCCTGTATGATGGTTTGTGCGTTGCGACTGGCGTCACCGTACCGAACAGGCACACGAATTAGTGCGGCAGCATTGACCCCGTCATTTTCATTGGCATACTCAATCTGGAATCCAGAAAAGATTCTAGTAAATTGCAGTAAAAATCTGCGTATCTGTTCATCATAAAAGAAGGCTTGAATTTGGGTTCTCCCGGTTAGGTGCCAGGTGGCAAGAATCCACCTTGGTCGCCGTTGTCAGCACGTGGTCTAAGTATTTCACTGAGACTTTGTCGACTTGGAATGTTGCCCAGGTCTTTGGTGTTGACAGTAGCAGTGTTATTTACAAAACTGCTGCGTAGAGTCTTATTAACTGGACCGTTGTTGAGGTTGGTACGTACATTGTCCTCAATGCGTACCCAACGAGCACCATCGTAACGGAACAGTCTATTGGGTTTGTAATCTAATCTCAATGCATAGGCTCCTGCCACAGGATTGGGTGGGAAGTTTACTCCAGAAGTAACTGGTAGTCCATTGGGTGCAACGCCATCTCCAGTGAGATATCCTTGAGTATATCCCTCGCCGGTGGGAGTTACGCTCATGCCGCCTTGTGTGCCATCCACGGTGAGACTTTCGTCAGCAGTCAAACTGGTAGGATTAGCAGGCTTGCCATCAATGGTAGTAGGCTCAATGTAGAATGTGGTGTTGTCGTAGCCTGACAGCGGTACTTCTGCGTCAGCCTGTGCCAAGATAGCGTCGTTGATTTCGTAGTCTTTGGTGCGTGTGCCTTGTACATCACTGATAGTGCTGGGGGTGTATTCTTGCCAGAAGTTGGTATTGGTAATGGCTGTGTCAGCAGGTACATTGGCCTGTGCTTGATAGTAAGTATCACCATAGTTAACAACAGTACCTGTGGGATAGAAGTTGCCTGGATCCCAGATGTTCTCCGCCACAAACGGCTTGTTGGTGATTTGGTTGAACTCTTGTTGATCCTTCATTGGTGTGCATTTCACACGCCACAAGTGAGGCAACCATGTCACTGAGAATCCTTCGCTGGCATAATCAGCATCTTGAATAACATAGTATCTAGGCAGTGCTCTAGGTATGTTTTGATTCAGCGGATGATAGTCTTTTAAGTTGGGAATCTCAATCACATCACCGTTCATGAGTTTGCGACCAAATGTGTCAATCATGTCGTTGTAGTGAAACGTCATGAATATGGTATCGTTGTTCAAGAACAGGCCAAACTGTGTCAAATCAAAGTCCACGTCTTGTGTGTTGTACACGCCGCGCAT